TGCTGATCGGCTAATTTTTCTAAAATTCTTGACATATTTTATAATGGAAAGTTCTTTTTCCACGCCCTTATTGACCAGTAAGCAGGTGAAAGTGTCTTTTGCCCTTTAACTTCTTTTAAAACCCCACCCATTCTAGCTAAAAAAGACTTTTGTCTTGCAGGTATGTTTTTCTTTATGGTCATTCCCCTAGCACCAAATGTAACCTTTTTAACATTACCAGTAGATTTATTCTTTACATAAACACCAAACTTTTTTCTTTTAGATTCTGTTGCTGACAATCTAAATGGTTTATTTAATGCTACGTTTCTACCTCTATATAATGCCATACTAAGTCCTTGTTTTTACTAGGGTTTTCCCAGGATTATTACCTATCATTTAATCTTTCGTTAACTATTGCCTTACATACTGGGCATTTATAAACATCTTTCAAAACCTCTATTAGAAACACCTTACAAATAATACATATTTTTTTAGGCTTCTCCATAACATCAGCATCATTTTCTTTTACGCTTACTGGCTCTTGATATTATATCTTTATCAAAAGAACCAGACCTGCCACGACTAATTAGCTTGTTTACTCTTGCCATTGCCCATGCTGACATAGGTATTCTAGGTCTTGAACCAGATGAAAGAAATGCACCTTGACCTCTACGAAAACTAGCTTTTAAATCTGCTAAATTAAATAACTTAGATTTTTTGGCTTTTGCTCTAAGTGTTGCAATAGTTCTTGCTGATAAAGGTTTCCTTTTTACTGCCATTAAGACTTATTCCTTTTCTTTAATAGTGACATTGGTATTCTTGCACCTGCCTTATACAAAGAACTAATCTGCTTTAATAAGGTTGCTCTAGCATTTCTTTTTGCACCTTTTAAACCAGATAGATATTTTTTAGGTATCTTAGTCTTTTTATCTTTAGGAACTTTCCTCGCCAACTGTTTGACCCTCTACTTCGGTTGTTTGGAATTGACCTCTAACAGTTCTAACAGCATCTATTTCTTCATTAATAGTTTTCATAGTTTCGTTATCATCTATTACTGCTTCTGCTATTTGTTTATCTATTTCTTTGTTAAAAGTTTCTGATTTTATGCCAGATGCTTTAGCCATTTGTAAATATTGCAGGTCATTCGCCCAATCTCTAATATCAAAAGTGTCTGGATAATTAACTGAACCATTCCATTGTTTATCTAACCATTTAGCAAATAAACCCCAGATTTGTTCTTCTGCATTTTCTAAATAATCGGCTTTTTCTGATAATCTAGCATTTAAAAGTTGAAATTCTGTTTGTAAGGCAATTCCACTAGCTATTTGTGTACCAGTTGCCCTAACAGAACCCATATGGGTAATTCTATCAATAGCATCAACTTTATTTTGTATGCACTTCATTATTCCATCTAGGTTTTGACCACTAGGTTGGATTATATAAGGCTTTAAAGATGAATCTAAATCTTCTGGTATTTCTATTATAGCACCTGCACCTGCACTAGCTTCAACATTAGGCGTTTTAACTAAACTAGGGTGGTTAGCTAATCTGATTAATTGTTCTTTCTCGGAATAATCATTATAAATAGATTGTTGAAGAAAGGCTACGTCTGATAAATCACTTATACCAATAGGTCGTTTATTACCTCGCAAATTATAAACATTAACAGCAGGAATAGTTCCTATTGGGTTAGGTATTTCTTCAATTAGCTTGACTTCACCCTCTGATGTTGGTTGATCGTATTCTTCTACTGAATATGTGCTTATAGTTTCTTCTGTGAATACTTTGATTATGGCTCTTTCAGAATTTATATCTTCAACAAGTACCAACAAATCTAAATAAAATCTTCCACTAGCTGATCTAGCATAATTCCAATTTACTATGTTTTCTGGTGTATATATTGAAATATAAGGTCTAATATCTTGAGCAAGTTCTTCTGCTCTAGTCTTTGCATTAGATTGTGGCTTATCAACTACAACCCAACAGTTACCATAAATACTAGCATTCATCTGGACTTCTCGCATGACTGAATCAAATGACCTACCATCTAAATCAGCATCTTGAATAAATGAAGTTAATTGTGGCTCATTATCTAAATCACCATAATCTCTTGATGGTGGTACTCTCCATAAGAAACTGGTGTATATCTGGACTATGTTTTTACAATGGTTGTCTAGGGGTGTATGCCTTACTCTTTGGTCATATTCCTCTGGCGATTCTAAAACATATCTGTGTAAGTAATAACCATTTTTATAATCATTACCACCTAAATAGCTTCTTATATAAAACTCCCAATTACTTATATTTGAGTGCCATAAATCGTGTTTTTGTGTAAGTGTTTCCCTATTCATTAACTCCACCTCTTAGTTGGACTAGGTGCAAAATTACGTCTTAGTGGGAAATTAAACTCTATTAAATAGCCAAGAGCATCATTCATATGGTCATACCCACTATCTTTATCAGGTACATGTGTTCCCTCTTTGTATATTTGTCTTTCTATGCTTTTAATAACATTTTTGCAAGATTTAACAATAAACAGACTATTTTTCCCATTAACATTTTTTAATTTTGCATTAACTGCATTAATTCTATCCCTAATTAAAGGTGCTGTATTTTTACATTTTACATCAAATCCTGCATTTTTCAAGATACTTAAATCGGTAAATCCCCCTGCTGATGTTTTTCTTTGTCTAGCACTAGGGTCTGGGTAGACAACTATTTGTTTATTTTTATATCTATTCCTTATTTCTTCACACATTTCTTGGGTATTTGAGGAATAAATTTGTATCTCATCAACGACTATAATTTTCTCATTAATTATAACACAAACTACAGCACTCATAGGGTCTACGTTAAAGTCTAAACCTATGTGTAAAACTGCTGTTTCTTTTTGGTATTTTTCAATAATATTACTTTCTCTACTAAAATTATAATAAATCATTCCAGAATAATTAACAAATGTGGCTTCATATTCTTGTTGAAATGTTCTTATATCTAAATCTTGTTTTGCTTGTTCAACTTCGTCTTGATCTACATTACCACCCTCAATAGTAGTATATTTAAAACTTGCCCATTCTTTATTAGTTTCACCTTGCTTAAATAGTTCATATGACCAGTTTCCAAACCCTCTTGGACTTCCACAGAATAAAGCATGACCTTTTGTATCTGATAATGTAGGTCTTAAAACCTCAAACCATGCTTCTTTATTAACGTCTGCAAACTCATCAATACATAAGAAATTCAAACCAACACCTCTTAGTGATTGCTCGTTATCACTTCCCCTAAGTGTAATAGTTGAATTGTTTTTAAGGGTAATAGTCAAATCACTATGGTTTATGTTCTTAACCCATTTATGATATATCATTTTTTCTTTTAATACATTCCAACATATAGCTTTAGCTTGTCTATAAGTTGGTGCAACATACCAAACTCTTTGATTAGGTTTACTGGCAAACTTTGCTAATTCATTAATCGCTAGAAATGTTTTACCAAATCTTCTACCAGTAATAAGAACCCTAAACCTTGCTTCGTTACTTATTACTTTCTTTTGAGGTTTGGTTAATGCCATTAATCTGATGACCAGACTAAAGGTTCTTCTAATTCATTTTGCTCTATCTTATCTTGTTGACCTAACATATTCTTTCCCAGAAAGATTTGCATTGTAACATTGCCACTTTCAGCAGATGCCCATTGCAGTTGTCTTAGTCTTATTTTTACGTCAACTTTCCCTTTTCTAAGAAATTCCGAATAACTCTTTTCTAAAAGGTCTGCTGAACAACCAAAAAAGTCTGCTATTTCTTTATTTGTACACCCATAAGATGCTAACTTAACAACTTCTTTAGTATCGATATTATATTTCTTTGGTCTTGCCATTCCTATTTACCCCATAGTTAGGTAATTAAGATTTATATAATTATTTCTAAAAAAGCTACATATTTTTATATTTTATACATTTTAGGCTTGATTTAAGAGCCATAGAGCAGGGGTTAACTTACCCTATGGTATGATTGCACCTCTTAAATTAATCTAAACTCCCTACAAACTTCGCATTAGCATAATCGTAATTTCTATTTTTAGCAGTAACTCCAGATGGTTGCACTTCTAAATCTTTATCTTGATCGAACTTTACACCCAAATAATAATCCATATAACCAATAAACTTATAAGAACCCTCTTTGTCTTTATCTGATAGTTCTTTGGGTACATCTTCAAATTTACCCTCATCTTCTGTTTTAGGTCGTTTGTTTTTATTTTTAAATTCCCTAAAAAGTTTTTTTAAATCATAATAACTGTTTTTGACTTCGCTGTTTACATACATTTTCAATCTCCAAGATCATATTCTTTAATTAACTCTAGCAATTTTAAACCATCATCAAAACCTTTTTTATAATAAGCTGATGAATTATTTCTAGGGTCTGGCTTTTGATTTAATATGCCATCATAAATACCATCTTTGTAAAAAGCTAAATATGTTTGTCGTTTCTTTTCTAATGGATTTCTAATATCTATTACATTCATATTAATCTCCGTATAAAACACTTTTGACAAGTGGACTCATTTTATGTTCTAATTTTTTTCGCATTTCTTCTAAATCACTAATTGCATCATTAAGACAATCTAATTGTGTAACTTCTGGCATTTCTTTAAATGCAGATTGTGGTTTTGCTACTGCTTGTTCTGATGTTTCTTGATAGTTTATAGAAATTATTTTAATCATATCCAACTCCCCATATCTAAATAAATTACTGCTTCTTCTCTACTAAATACACCCTCATTAATGGCTCTTTGAACGTCATAGGGGTGTTGTTTTGCATATTTGTGTACAAAGGCACTACCCTTTTTGTTATCAACTGCTTCTTTAAAAACTTTTAACCTCATAGAATATTGATCTGTTTTGAGTTCTTCTTTTTTAGTTGGTTTTTCATCTTCATACTTTTTAGCTGATAACCAGAAAGCAGGTTGTTTAGCAAATTGTTTATCCTCAACAGAATTATAATATTTATTATACATATCTGCTAGTTCTTCTGGTTTTTCTATCCACTCTTGCTCTAGCTTGACAAAGTTCTTTTCAGCTATGCCCTTACTCACTTTATTGGAAACCTTATTCCAGAACTTATGAAAAAAGGGATTATAACTTATTTTAGTGGTTTTAGTAGTGGTAGGGGTAGTGGTAGGGGTAGGAGGGGTTTCATCTAGGTTAGCGTTAGGTTTTACTCTAGGTTCTATGCTAGGTTTTTTTGGTCTACCACCTAACTTGCCATTTTCCTTAGATGCTTCCATTCTTCTTGTAATAAATAGATACTCTTGTAACTGTCTTTCATTCTGGAAATGTTCACCAACTTGGATAAAAAATTGTTCTAAAATTTTATGACAACTTTCTTTTTCACTTTCTGTAAAACAACTGGCTATCCTATAGTATTTAGTATTGTCGCATGGTATTCCAGAACATCTTTTGTTCCAGTTATAACAAAGCAATCTAATATATATGCCTATTTCCTCATTTGTTAAGGCTTGAGTACCTGCAATGAAATCTTCTGTGAAAAGATACCATGCTTTTAATTTTTCTCTAGGTTTTGAATTTTCGTCTATAAACATTTTTGATCTCCAAATCTATTTAGTTTATTGTAACCCCTCTAGGCAAAAACCTAAAGGGATTTTTTGGTTTAATATCCCCAGACTTCTTTTCTGGCATTTAAAACAGTTTCTTCTTTCCAAATCCAATTATCAGGGTTCGGTATCAAAGAGTTTTTAATGTCATCTGGACTATTAACAGTTTTTAAGTAATTACCCATCACTTCAACTATGTGTTCACATATTTTCATAGGCATAACATAATCATCTAATGTCATTGCAATATATTCAGCATCTTTAGTTTTAGTTGGGGTTTTAAGATACCATAATATCTGCTTAGCATTAGTTGCCTTTTGATAAATAGCTTGTTGCATAGCATGGGAAATACTTATCTTTTGAGGTAAAAGTTTAGATGTTTTCAAATCAATAAAAAAATCTTCTTTAGTATTTTTATCTTCAAAATGAAAATCGGTATAACCTATGAATGGAATACCTTTTATATCTAATTCTACCTTTTTTTGATAGTTCAATAAAGTCCACCTATAAGCATATTCTTGAAAGGTTTTAGTACCTAATTCTAATAGTGGAACTAGGTTTGCCCTTTCATCATCTATTTTAGGGTCATTTATTTCTAAACAATTAGCATCATATTCAGCTATCATCTTTTCACTAGCTTCTTCAATAGGTATTCCATTTAGAAACATATTGATACCAGATTCAACAACTTGCCCTCTAATAGCAGGTGCAGATGTTGGAAATTGATAGCCAAATATTCGCCTTAATGCCCACCTTTCACGATAAAAAGCAAATTCATTAAGATGACTAAATGACAATGGAAGTAAACCTTTCCCATAATTATCAAACTTTTTAAAATGCTCTATCATATTTTGTCAATCCACTCTTGAAGATGTTTTTTATTTTCAAGAACTTGTAGTTTTAAATCAAAACATTGATCGTGAACATTGCTAGTCCTGCCAAACTTAATAATATATTCATTTAGAGCAAAAACTAGTTTATCCATAACACCTATATCGGCTAAATGTTTAAACATTGCAGTTTCTTTTTCTTTGTCCTGCTCTAATTCTCTTTGGTTTAATTCTTCCTCAAGATTATATTTATCCGACATTAATCTTTCTCCTTTAACAATGTACTGCTTAACAAAGTATATTCAGCGAAAGTTTTGCCATTTTCGGTGATGTTATTTGTGATTATATTATAACCTTGATCTCGTAAATCATAAATTCTGGCACTTAATCTGGTGCATCTAAATTTATGAATACATTCCCAAGAAGTTATTGTGTTACCTTTTTTAAGGTACTCTAAGATTGCTTGTGTTTGTGACATGATAATCCTTTCTATAAATTATGTTTTGCCATTTCCCTTTCATTAACCACCTTAGTTCTTAGGTCATCACGAAAGGCTTTAAAGGACTCAAATCTAATTTTAGCTTGATTCCTCTTTTTTAAGGTCATTTCGTATCTATCAAAATAATCCTTAAACTTTGTGTCCGAATAAATTAAACCATTTAATTCGGTTATATTTTTGTAACCACCTTGCCTGCTGAAGTAAACTGTTAATTCTGCAACAATCATTTTTTCTTCTTTTTTCATTAATTCTACAGCAGTATCTAAATCAGCAAATGTAATTCCTAGTTCTTCCTGCTGATAAGATAGCTTGTTTGGTTCAAAATCTACTAAATAAATATCACTCATTAGAATGGTATCTCATCATTTAGGTCTGGATTTGGAATATTATTAGTTTGTGCATTTACTGGTTTTGCACCAAATGAAAAGCTATTAACCTTTAAGCTAAGAATGGTTTTGTTTACACCATCTTTTTCATATTCTCTTGTGGATAACTCGCCATTTACGAATATTTGCTGACCTTTTAAAAGATACTTAACTGCTCCCTCACCTTGCTTTCCCCAGATGGCACAATCTACCCATAAAGTCTTTTTATTATCTCCATAACCAACATTAGTTCCTATAGAAAAATTACAAACATTATATCCACTTACTTCTTTTAATTCGGCATCTTTTGCAAGTCTGCCATCAAAATTACAATTATTCATTTTAACTCCCTTTTATTCTTCACTTATGCTTATGACTTCTAGTTCATTATGCAGGGTTTGATAATTTCGCCTTGTAGCAATATTTTTCCACCTTTTTTCTGCTTCCTCATAATTCTTAGCTTTTATATTAACATTGTAATATTTGGTTTCTTTACAATGGATAACAAAGTTACTTAATTTAATTTCATTTTTTATTTTCATATAAATCACCCCACTCTTTATTATAAATTCTTTCTTTTAACTTTTCTATCCATTCCTTGTTTATAGACTTATCTTTGTGTGCCAAATCATGGCATGACCTACAAACTGGGAATAAATTATCAATCCTATTTAATCGGTTGTTTTTAACCCCACCCATGCCTTTTGGTATAAGGTGGTGTATATCTACAGCTTGTTGCCTAAAGCAACCCCAACAGATGGGAATATCGTCTGCATGATACCCCCAAAAGTCGGCAAATAGTTTTTTATAATTTTTTGAGGTTTTCATTAAAAGCACTTACTGCATTTTTGGTTAATTTTTCAATATCCTCAACACTAAAATGCCCAGAACCCATTGACCTACCAACAATACCAGTTACAAAAATATCTAATCTTTGTGTATCGCCTTTATTGAACCCATTTGCAGGTGGTGTAAAGTTTGAATTGTTTACAACATTACCTAAAGTTTGAGGTGCATTATTTTGTTGAACATTATTATCAGCAATTTGAACATCTTTTACGTTAGTATATTGATTGCCATTTGCTGACGTTTTAACATTCATTATAGTGTAGTTGATAGCATCACCAGACTTTGGCATAGGGTTCATAACTACACCCCTATAGTACAATCTAGTTCCATCAATTAGATTTATTGAATAGTTGGGAACACCATCTTTAGTATTATCATAAATTTTATCTATTATATTAGCCATTTTATCCTCTATTATTTATTTATTACATTATAGCCACGACCCTCAAGACATCTATTAACAAAGTCTGTGCGAGTATTTAACTTTGGACTTAACCATAAAACTTTCCATCTAAGGTTATTATAAATGGTTTTACCTATATCCCAACCTGCATTGGTTTGATCTTCAACTAGGCTTTTACAAGTAAAATAGTCATCATGGAATCTGTTCATATCGCCTTTGATATTTGCAGATGATTTTCCCCTGCTATCTACTATTGGCATTGTAGAACACCCCCCTATAGATACTAGAACGAAAATTATTGAAATTGTTTTATACATTTTTGATCTCCAAATCATTTATAAACCTACATTATTTTATTGGTTTATACAACTTATTTAGTGTAATAACCATTAACAGTTCTTATAGCTTTTTTAACTTCTCTTTGTTCCCAATAAGAATATCTGGTATCTCCAATATCGTTAACTACACCTTTTTGCATAGTCATAATGTGTCTGGGTATACAAACTATAATATTATCTAAATGTGTAAGTTGATCTAATTTAGTTCTTTCTTTAGAACCAAACTTTACTAAAGAAATATATTTCCACCCATTATCTAATAAATATTTGTGATAAATTTCTTTATAAATTCCATTTCTAGGTGATAAACCATTAGACCTGCTTTTCATTTGTCTAGCTATTTTAGTTTTTTTAGTTTCACTATATAGCTTATTGCGAATAAAAAACTGGTCATAAATAGTCATATAATCTTCACCAGTAGCTATAGCGATTGCTCTAGTAACACAATCACCAGTTTCACCTTTAAAATATTTTGACCTACCACCATCATTAAATTTATATTTTAGTTCCATTCTGATCTCCTACAAAAAAAACATTAATAAACAGAAACCTATAGTTCCAAAAACCATAAATTCCAAAAGATAAACACCATAATTTTTTAGAAAATTAATCATTATCCTACCTGCCTAATCATAACAATTTTATCTGGGTGTAAATTGTAATCTATATATGTTTGCTCTTTAACTTCATATTTTTCACAATATGTGTCTGGATAGTCATTAGTATCAACAGTTTTTAAAACACTTTTAGTTTTAACACCTTTGCCATTATTCCAGACAAACCAAGATATTTTCCAAGTTCTTTTCATTATTTTACCCCTTTTAATTTTTCTAATACTAATTTGTTTAAATTATATCTAACTGAATAATAAAGGTTTAGTTCTCCTTTATCTCCATTCTTTTCTAACTCTTTTTTATTTAATTCTCTGGTTGCAACCACTATTTCATTATACTCCTTAACAACCCCATAGTATTGAGCCACAGACATATTCAGAACCCTAACAGTATAGAGTTCTGTATTTCCAATTTTAGGTAGTTTATTCATTAGTTTGCTCCTTTAATCTAGTAAATAGCTTTGAGCCAAAACCAATATAATGATCTATTGCACAAGTTTCTTCACCATCTCGGTGCATTGAAGTAGCTTTAGTTGTTAAATGCTCTCCAAAGCTATCTAATGCTTCATAAACGTATTTTAATTCTTCTTTTGAAAGTTCTATTTTCATTAGTTTACCCCCTTAATCTTAGTTAAATGTGTTTCATAAATAATATTATCTTCATCACCAACATTCTTATGTGCTTTTATTTCAGCAGTACAATAAACAGTATCGCCAACATTTAACGTCCACATAAATTTAGATTGGCTAAAAGAAATAAATACATTGTGATCTGCATCAATAAATTTAGTGCAAAGCGACCTACCAAAACGACCATCAAAAGTAAAACTATCGGTAACACCTAATGTAAGTTTTTTTGTTTCGCCTACATTGGCAACCTTTTCACTTAAAGGATATTCTATTTCTGGCTTTGTGGTTTCTTGAACTATTGGCTCTACTTTTTTATCAGCAGTTCCATCTCTAGTTATTTCTTCTAATTCCCATTTGTGAGGAATATGTAACTTTGAATTTGTATCTTTGTGGGTTTCATAAAGACACTTAGCAACTATAACTGCTTTATCATAATCTGTAGAGAGATTAGTAATGTGAATGGTTTTTTCATACATTCCATAAGATGAATACTCGTCAAACGTATGGTAAAGGCAAAACATCTTATTATCACGACCACTATTTATTGTGTAAATGCTTTTCATATTGATCTCCAATTATTATTATTATTTATTAATTAACCTAGCTTAAACTCTAGGTTTATATATGTCAAGCCCTAAATGCATTTTTTTTAATTATTTTCAAACTATTGTTTTATTTGGGTTTATTTGATACTATCTGATAGAAAGTAATTATACTCTGATCTCCAATCGTAGTATAAATAAGGGGTAAAGATTATTTCTTCGAGGTACTTAAATAAATCGCAGTATTTATATGAAGTGAAACAGAACTAGGTTTACCCCTTATGACTAAAGAATCAGAAATTCAAATAGCGTGTAATCAGCTACTAAATATCTTAGCCAATACCTACTATTTCAGACATTTTCATGTTCCAAATGAGGGTAAAAGGTCTATTTATCTTCATGCTAAAATGAAAAAAATGGGTTTGAAATCTGGCTGTCCAGATATAATTGTTGAATATCCTATGGGTAAAATTCTTTATATCGAACTTAAAAACGAAAAGGGTAGATTATCCGATAATCAAAAGTTGTGGGCAGTACAATCTAAAGGACTAGGTACACCTCATTTTGTAGTCAAGGGGGGTCTGACCGAATGTTTAGATCAAGTAAAACAAATCATTGAAACTAACATTCCTATGAGGTGTTGAGGATACTGCCTAACCCTTTAGCCTTTTAGTGGACAAAAGTCGCTGTACTGCCCTAAAATCGCCCTTAAAGGGCATCTTGTTCTTTCTGGTTCTAGTCTTTCTTCTTCTCATAGGTCTTTTCCCTATAAGTTCTGAAATAGTAGATGTAGTTGTTAGACCACTCACTTTTTCTTTTTCTTCATAACTTTCTTTTTCTTTTTAGGTGGTCTACCTACTTTACTTCCATAACTCCCTTTT